CAGATAATGATTTTGAACCAAAAGACGTATTTTACTATCTTTACACTAGATTAACAGCTGAAGTATAATAATTAAACATATGAAACAACTATTAAACGAACAATTCCTTAGAATGCAAAAATTGGCAGGAATTATTACGGAAAATCAATATAGAAAAGTATTATTAACTGAAGTAACTGACCAGATATCAGGAAAAGATGGTGTTATTATTTTAGTATCAGATTATGCTAAAAAACATATTATGGAGCATAATAAACCAGGTATGGGTTCAGTATTTAAAACTGGTGTTACTGAGGATGAAATAATAAATATGGTTAAAGAAGTAGCTCCTAAAGTATCAGGAGACGGTGGGGCCTATGAATTAAATAAATCAAGTATAGGATATGATCTAGTTTTACCTATGGATAAAGCTAAAGCATTAAAAGACGCTAAAGAAGATGAAGTAGAAAAACAAGAAGGTCCTAATAAAGTAAAAGTTTCTTCAATTACAACATCACAACCTTTATCTGATTTTTCATCTAATAGAATATCATTAATTATTAGAAAATCTAACCCTCAGTTCTTACCTGATGATATTAAAACAGACACTGAAATAGCTAAAAAAATTGAAGAAGGTAAATTTTACTCATTATTAACCGCGTTTCCTGGTAATCCTGATATTCCAAAAGCATCAGAATGGAATGGAAAATTTGCAATAATTATTCCTAGTGGAATTAAAGAAAACATGGATAATTGGGGAAATGAGACAGATGATCGTGGTGGAAATGAACAAGATTATAAACCAAAACCTAGCTTAGCTGATTTTGATTATAATAAAGAAGAGTATAAAAAATACATGGAAAAATACTTCCCAGAAGAACCATTAAATGAAGGAAGGCAATATTTTCATAATGGAGCTGAAATGAATCAAATTATTAATTATGATGATAGTGATATAATAGATGATCTAGAAGCATTAGGCCAAGGATCAATGGATGGACAAGACTTTAAACCAGGAGAAACATATGATATTGGTGGAAATGAATACAAAATAGAATCTCAAGGAGATGAATTTAAACTTGTATTAGCGGAATCAATTAATTCAATAGTAAATAAAGCTTTAAAATCTTATCGTAAATTAAATAACTAACATACAGACAGATTCATAGCCTGTCAATTTTATAAAATATTATGGAGCTGTGGCCCACCCTAAAAAAGGTGGGCCACCTTAGTTTGGCCTTTAGTTAAAAATTAATTATATTAAAATATATGAAGAAAATTGTAATCGTTGGAGCTGGAGTAGCAGGCATTAATGCTGTAACTAAATTAGTAGATAATGGATATGATGGTAGTTTAATTACTATTATTGATATGGGTAAAGACCCATATAACCGCTTACCTGAAGAGGTAATGACAGGAATGTTAGGCGCTGGTGGATGGAGTGATGGTAAATTAACATATCATACAGCTATTGGTGGCCAATTAGCTAAATATACAGGCGAGGAAAAAGCAATGGAATTAATGGATCAAGTTATTACTAACTTTAAACGTTTCCACCCTAAACCTGAAGAAGTACAATGCTCAAATCCAATTGCTGAACCAGATTTTATTAAACCACATTTCGGTTTACGTTTATTTCCGGTATGGCACGTTGGTACAGATTACCTATCTGAAATTGCTAAAAATTGGTACAATTATTTAGTGTCTAAAGGTGTTAAATTTATTTGGGAACATAAAGTAGAACAAATTGATTTCGAAAATAATTTAGTTTCATATTATTGGAATAATGAAGCTGCTAAAGAAACCAAACATAAATACTATAATGAACTTATATTTGCTGTAGGTAAATCAGGTATTGATTTCGCTCAACAATTAGCTAATCAATATGAACTACCAGACGAGCCTAAATCAGTACAAATTGGAGTTCGATTTGAAGCCCCACAAGAACACTTTCAGAAATTAATTGATATTAGTTACGATTTTAAATTGTATCGTAAATTTGATAATGGTGTTTCATTACGTTCATTTTGTACAAATAATAATGCGGCTTATGTAGCTGTAGAAGAAACATATGGTGATGTTACTTACAATGGTCACGCTAAAAAAGATCCTAAATATTTAAATAGAATGACTAATTTTGGTATCATTATGGAAATTAAGGATATTGAAGATCCATTTAAATGGTGTAGAGAATTAGTAAATAAATTACAAATTAAACCTAACAATACCGGTTTATATTATTCACCTAATGGTACTCGTAATCCATCAACCACATCTGAAGGAACTCTTATTAATACAGCCCAAGTTGATGAGATTGGATTAAAAGATATAAAACAAGAATTTCAAGGATATTTCCAATACATTGAAGATTTTATTGAGGATATGAAAAAAGTATTTCCAACATTAGGTGATGATTGGGGAATTTACATACCAGAAGTAAAATATTTATCACCAGAACCATTAGTTAACTATACTAATTTATCATTAACTAAATATCCAAATGTACATTTTGTTGGAGACGCATTAAGTGCAAGAGGTATAACAGTTAGTGGTGCACATGGTATTTATGTTGCCGAATCATTATTAAAATAATATGAAAACATTAGTAATGTCTGACCTACATATAGGTTCTAAAGGCTGTAATACTAAAGCCATCATAAACCTACTTAAAACTGTAGAATACGACCGCTTAATATTAGTAGGCGATATTATTGATGGGTGGTTATTCCAGCGTTATAAGAAGTTTAGCGCGGAACATAACAAAGTAATACGTAAGTTGTTTAAAATATCTAAAGAAAAAGAAATTATTTGGATATCAGGTAACCATGATGAATTCTTAAGAAAATACACACCTATGCAATTAGGTAATATTAAAATAGTAGACGAATTTATTGAAGGTGGTATTTGGTTTTGTCATGGAGATAAATACGATGGTATTATTAAAATGCATTGGTTAGGTATGTTAGGTTCAATTGGTTATGATGCTGCTATTGTTATTGATAGACTATTAAAGAAAATTAATAAGAAAACAAGTTTATCTAAGTATTTAAAAGACAATGTTAAAGCTGCTGTTTCATTTATGGTTGATTATGAGCATGAAATGATTAGACAAGCTAAAAAACGCAATTGCCATACTGTTATTTGTGGACATATTCACACACCAGCAGACAAAACTATAGATAATATTAGGTATATCAATACAGGAGATTGGATTGAAAATCAATCATATGTATTATATGAACTATCTAATTATGAAATAGGTAGTGGAACCTTAAAATTATACAATAATAACTAATATGGATTTATATACCGCAGGACTTCTACCAATGATATTTGGTGTTACTTTATCACTAGTGTTTGTTGGTGGATTAATTTGGTTTGTTAATTATAAAATTAGCGGACATTTATCACAAAAAGAATGGTTAACTAGATTTGTTGCTTTAATGTTAACAGCATTTTTAGGTTTATTTTTAGTTGATAAGTTAGTGTCATTTAAAACACCTTTATTAACTCCGGAAATGAGTAATGGGTTATTTGAATTAATAAAAAATATTGTGTTGATTGTATTTGGATATCAATTCCATACAGCCGATAAAGGTAAAGAAAATAAAGAAACTGAAGATTAATGTTTATATAATGTTAATAACAGATAAAGCTAGAGACAGAATAAAAGCAATCAAATTAGAATCTAATTTTGATGAAACATACTTCCTCCGTGTATCAGTACAAGGAGGAGGTTGTTCTGGCTTATCTTATAAATTAGACTTTGACAATACTATTAAATCAGGTGACCAGGAATTTGAAGATAACGGAGAAAAATTAGTGTTAGATATGAAATCATTCCTATATCTAGCGGGTACTGAACTTGATTTTTCAGATGGGTTAAATGGTAAAGGATTTCAATTCAATAATCCAAATGCAACACGAACATGTGGATGTGGTGAAAGTTTTGCAGTATAAGTTTGGCCTCCTACTAATTGGATGTTATATTTAATTATATGGAAAATAAAAAATTTGAACCAACTAAAAAATTAACAAAAGCAGACGGAACAATCGCATATGTTTGGGAAGGTAAGTACCATAACTGGGATGGACCAGCATTAATACCTCAAGGTGAAAGAAAAAAACGTGAGTATTATCTATATGGTATTAAATATACTGAAAAGTTATTTAAAGAACATTGTAAACAACGTGAAGGTTTACCATGGTTCAAATCATCAACTGGCAATGCAGCTGGTTCTAGAGTTTAAACAAATTAATTACAACTTGGTCTCATTAGAGATTTTACATACATTATAATATATGAAAATAGGTTTTTGTGGAACAATGAGTGTTGGTAAAACAACATTAGTAAAATCATTAGGTGAATTACCTGAATTTAAAGACTACTATGTTACAACTGAACGTAGTAAATATTTAAAGGATTTAGGTATTCCATTAAATACTGATAGTACTTTAAATGGTCAAACTATATTTTTAGCGGAACGTGTTAGTGAATTAATGCGTCCTAAATTAATTACTGATAGAACAGTTATTGATGTTATAGCATTTGCTAAATGTGCTAAATCTATTAATGTTTTAGATAAAGAAGCGTTTGAAGATTATGCTAAATTGTTTGTTAGTCAATATGATTATATATTTTATGTAAATCCTATTGGAACAGTTATGGAAAATAACGGAGTACGTGAAACTGATAATGAGTTTAGAAAAACAATTGATTTCTTTATTCAAAGAATTGCTGATAGATATTCACATCGTATGAAAAATTTTGTAGAAATTAGCGGAACTAATGAAGAACGTGTTAAAAAAGTTAAAGAGACAATATTTTCATAATATTTATCAGAAAAATATAACATGAAAATCAAAGAATTTAAATCTTTTATACGTGAAGAAATTATTTCTACATTGTCAGAAAATATAGGAGTTAGAATACAAGGCAAATCAGGTAAAGAAACAGTAACTTCATTTAAAGATTTAGCAGATGCTAATAAATTTAGACAGGAAAATCCTAATATAACAAAAATTACACCATTAGAAGAAGATAATAATTTAACCCTATTACAACAAGCAGTATACGAGTTTGAATCAGAAGTATCTCCAAACCCAGATGAATTTATTGAGGATATTAAAAAATTAAATTCAGTTAAAGATGTTTATGATTATTATGCTACTAAAAGAGGATGGTTACAAGATAAAGATCTTAAATACTCTTTAAAAGAGTTACTTAAATATCTTGTAAAGAAAAAATTAACAACTACAGCTGAATTAAAACAATTATTGCTTAATGAAGAAAATAATTTAAATGAAATGGCTGTATCTTATAATTTAAATGTAGATAAAGCTCAAGAGTTAAAAGATATAATTGATAAAGCTAAAGAAGGTAATACAAAAAAAGTATTAAACTATCTTTTAGATAAAGAAGTAATACCATCTATGAAAACTGTAGCTAATGATTTAGGTTTACCTGATTCAGCTAGTTTTAATACTCGTGCCTTTAGAGACTTTATGCTTATGTTAAAAGATAAAGGTATAGTATCAATGGGTGGAGCTGCTCCAAAAGCAGCAGCTGTTAAACCATCTAAAGAAAAAATAGAAAAAACAGTTAAAGCGATAGAAAAAGATATGGAGACAGGTGAAGAAGAAGCAGACAACTACTATAAAGTAAGCGACGAAGATTCAGCACCAGATGAAACAGCTATTGATAAACAAGCAACTCAAAAAGCTAATAAATTAACTAAACGTACTTCTGAATTAGATATAAACTTAAAAAAGAAAATTAAAATAGAAGCAGAAATTCAAGCATTACTTGATAAATATAAAGAGGCTAAAGGTGACGAAAAATCAAATTTAGCAGCTAAATTAAAAGAAAAAAACAACGAAAAGAAAGAAGTAGAAGCTTTAATAAATACATTTGATGTTGTATAAAGAAATTCTTAAATTTTTAGGATACATAGGATTAGTGTTATTAATTGTAAATATTCTTAACATTAATCCTAATTTCCGTTTGGCTAAAGAAAACGAAGCATTAAATAATAAAATAGATTCACTACAAGCAAATATTGACTCTACTAAAATTAAAATTGCCCAATTAGATTCAGTTGCTACTGTTTATAAAAAACAAGTAATTGAAAATAAAACCAAATTATCGGGTTTAAAATATAAAGCCGATTTATATAAAACTAAATACAATGAAGAACATAATCGTATTAATAACTTGTCTAATGATGCCCTTGTTAGTGAGTTCACAAACGCTTTCAACTGAGGATTTAGTTACAGTTCCTGCTAAAACATTAAAAAACGCTTTAATTGTAAAAAATGAACGTGATTATCTTAAAAATCAAATCACAGTAGTTAGAGATTCAGTTAATATTTTAGTTACAATTACAAATAATCAAGATTCTATTATAAAAAATCAAGACACATCAATTTCATTATATAAAAAAATTGATACAGATCGTCAAAAACAATTAGAATATAAAGATAATATTATTACTGATAAAGATAATATTATTACTGATTACCAAAACCAAATAAAAAAATTCAAATTAAAGTTTATAGTTAGTTCTATTGCTTTTGTTGGTATTTTACTAGTTATATGAGTCAAGACTTACGTGAAGTTATAAGACAGGAATATGTAAAATGTGCCTCTGATCCGGCTCATTTTATGAAGAAATACTGTTATATCCAACATCCTCAAAGAGGAAGAATCATGTTTAATCTATATCCATTCCAGGATAAAGTATTAAATTTATGGAAAGACAATCCATACAGTATAGTACTTAAATCAAGACAATTAGGTATTTCAACACTATCTGCTGGTTATTCTTTATGGTTAATGTTATTCCATAAAGATAAAAACGTACTTTGTATTGCTACAAAGCAAGAAACCGCTAAAAACATGGTAACTAAGGTAAAATTTATGTATGAAAATTTACCATCATGGTTGAAAGTAACAGCGGATGAAAATAATAAACTTACATTACGATTAAATAACGGATCTCAAATTAAAGCAGTATCAGCTGCTGGTGATGCAGGTAGATCTGAAGCTGTATCTTTGCTACTAATTGACGAGGCCGCATTTATTGAAGGTATTGACACAATTTGGGCTTCTGCTCAACAAACCTTAGCTACAGGTGGTGGTGCTATTGTATTATCTACTCCTTATGGTACAGGTAATTGGTTCCATCAAACATGGGTTAAGGCTGAAGCACAACAAAACGATTTCTTACCTATTAAATTACCTTGGTTTGTCCATCCTGAAAGAAATGAAGCATGGAGAAAAAAACAAGACGAATTATTAGGTGATCCTAGATTAGCATCTCAAGAGTGTGATTGTGATTTTAGTACTTCAGGAGATACAGTATTTTATTCAGAATGGATTGAATTTATATCTCAAACTACAATAAAAGAACCGCTAGAACGCCGCGGAGTTGACCGTAACTTATGGATATGGGAACCGGCGGACTACACTCAATCATATATGGTTATAGCCGATGTAGCACGGGGTGACGGCAAGGATTTTTCCGCAGCTCATGTTATACATGTTGAATCAAATACACAAGTAGCAGAATATAAAGGTCAATTACCACCTAAAGAATTTGGATTTTTCTTAGTTGGCTTAGCTACAGAATACAATCAAGCTTTATTAGTAGTAGAAAATGCTAATATTGGTTGGTCAACATTAGACGCAGTTCAAGAACGTGGATATAAGAATTTATATTTTTCGCCTAAAAGTGATGCTGGAAATAATGCTGATGCTTATTTTGACCAATATATGGATAATTCAAAATTAGTACCTGGTTTTACAACATCACTGAAAACTCGTCCTTTAATAGTTAATAAATTTAGAGAGTATATAGGTGATAAAAGTGTTGTTATTCAATCTAAACGTTTACTAGAAGAAATGAAAGTATTCATTTGGAAAAATGGTCGTCCTGAAGCACAATCAGGATACAATGATGACTTAATTATGAGTTTTGCAATTGGAATGTATTTAAGAGATACATCATTAAGATTTAAATCACAAAACCTAGAAATGTCTAGAGCAACATTAAGTAATATGTCTGTTAACAGAACAGGATTTACAGGTGCTTATGGTTCTAATGTTCCTAACCCATATAGTATAGAAAATGGTATGGGTGGAAATGAAGACATTAGTTGGTTAATACGATAATATTTATAATTAATAACATATAATAAAATGGCAGACAAAGGCTTATTTTCACGATTACAACGACTGTTCTCTACTGATGTAGTGATGAGAAATCAGGGTGGTGATCAATTAAAAGTAATGGACGTTAACACCATACAACAAACTGGTGATATCGCTACTAACTCATTAATGGATAGATATAATAGAATCTAT